GACGCGGTAGACAAGTTCAGTCTATAGGTTACACAAGCTCAATTATGTTAAATAGGCGGTGATCACATGAGGATGCTGTCGCTGTTTAGTGGAATCGGCGGGATCGATTTAGCGGCCGAATGGGCTGGGATAGAAGTGATCGCTTTCTGCGAAAACAATGTATTTTGCCAAAAGGTTTTGAAAAAGAATTGGCCTGACATCCCAATCTTCGCTGATGTGGTGACTTTAAATAAACATACTCTTCGAGACGCAGGGGTTGATGACATTGACATTATCGCAGGTGGATTTCCCTGCCAGCCATGGTCAGAGGCTGCAGGTGATAAAGCCAAAGGAAAGAATGACGAACGTCACCTCTGGCCTGAAATGTTTCGACTTATACATGAAATCAGACCAACTTGGGTTGTTGGTGAAAATGTTGCTAACTTCGCAAGAGTGGCACTCGATGACTCACTCTCTGACTTGGAAAACATCGGTTACAAAGTCCAATCGTTTATTATTCCAGCTTGCAGCGTCGAAGCTCCCCATGAACGAAAACGGACCTTTATTGTGGCCTACACCGACACACAGCGAAACAACAGCCAGAAAGAATCTGGAGCTAACGGAAACAGGAAGACGCAAATGCAAAAACGGCAGCACGCACAGCGTGAATCTTCCAACAAAACTAAAGCTTTTGTCCCCAGATCAGCCTGGCGAAATGAACCCGGAGTGGGAAGAATGGTTGATGGGCTTCCCGATAGGGTGGACAGATGTGCAGCACTCGGAAACGCAGTAGTACCACAACAGATTTATCCGATCTTCAAGGCAATTACGGATATCGAACAGATGAATTAACAAAATGCTCAGGGAGATAAGGAGGTACGATGGCTAGACTTTTGAAATTGATCGGTCGGTTGATTTGCAAGTGGCGCGGGCATTGTTGGGTTAGCTATACAGTAAGCACGGGCTACTGGAGTTATGACATCGAACAAGCAGGCTACTGCACTCGTTGTGGGTATGACACGCATGGTGAATGCCATTAATTAAATTAGGTCTTGATTCAGTAAGGAAAGAGGTGGACCTTCGTGGCACTGACAAGGAAGAAAATAACCAAAGTGTTAGAGAAATTGGAACGTAAAAATAGCATTCTCGAAAAAGAACACTTCAGCGAAAGTGTGTATGCAAGATTCCACGGCGGAGTTTTTATGTGGGTTATTAGAGACGATAGGGATCATGAGTTTGACAAAATGTTTCACACATTTCAGATCGAACAGGCTATTGACTGCATTGTGGAAAGAGTGGCTATCACTGATGAGCAACTGATGCTGGAGATTTAACAAACTGTGTATTGAAAGAAGCAGGGGAGTAGTTAAGGCTTCAAACCTGAATTGAGCACCTTAAAATACTCAGTCGTGATTTCATCAAAGTTTGGATTTTCGCTAAGTTTGTCAATGTAATTCCATAACAATCGTTCTTCCGTTTGGATTTTTACAACTTGGTACTCCAATTGGGCAGATTCCCAAACGATGATTTCACCTAAACAGTATGCTGCTTCGTGAAGAACTACAACTGACGGATCAGCTACTCTTTTGCCGTTAAGTTGGGTCTTTTCAATAATTTCTGTAGATATGAAATCGGAGTGGAGTAATTCAGTATTTGCTTCTGCCCATTGTTTGAAAAATTTAGTGATCAATATGTTCACCATCCCAGTAATGTCAGCATTTTATCAATGTTAACAAGAAATGAAGATCTTAAAAAGTATTCTTTACCACAATAGTTAGGGAGTGAAGGCATGTTCACAGAGCAAGAGATTAAGCAACTAAAAGAAATGATTGAACTGCTAGACAAGAAACGTAGTCAATCATACGATTTTCAGTTTAAGGAAGAGGTAGGAAATATCATTTTCTCCCTTGAGTATTTTATAGAGTATGGCGGCTAACCACAATAGTTATTTTGGAAAGGGATGAAATGTAATGGATAAATGCGGTGTGTGTAATCTCGAAATTCCGTTGGATCATGCGAGTTTGAATAGAAGAGAATGGGGCGGAACTGCAACAAGATACCATTTCTTGTGTGGGGATAAAGCGAAAGAAGTTAAACCTTGCCAAGATTGTCGGGAACATCGTTTGTTTTGTGATGATTGCAAGGATGAAGAATCATGACCGAGCAGCAGACCATTGAAACGCTGGCAACAAAGGTAATGGGGTGGTCGCAATGGGACGGGCTATGGTGCAAAGATCGATCACATACAACGTTCATATGTAAAGTAGCTGACTGGGACCCACTCAAAAACATAGCCGATGCGTGGCAAGTGGTGGAGAGGCTTCTGGAAGGTTACCTGCATTTTGACCTATCGACTGATGAAGATGGATGGTGGGCCACATTTAAAATGGTGGACAAGACGTTCATTGATACAAAGGAATGGGAAGCTTCTGGAGACACTCCACAAGAAGCAATATGCACAGCAGCGATGGAATTGGTCGCTTAACAAAACGGTAAATTGGTAAAGAAAGACCCCTAGGTTTCCCTAAGGGTTCGTTGATGGAAACTATTACAAAACTTTGTAAGTGAAACTGTATGATACCTCACCGCTTATTCCATCACTTGCTTTAATAGTAATAGTTGTTTCACCTACTTTAAGTGCGGTGAATGTAGCAACACCAGTTATGCTGTCAATGGATACTTCACCGATACTGTTGTCAAGGATAGCGATGGAATAAGTTAGAGGATCACCATCTTGATCTGTAAAAGATTGAGAGAAAGGAAATATGGTATCGGGCTGACTTAAAGGTTGATTAATATTTGTTACTTGCTTGTCATGTACTACTTCAGGTTTGTGATTGCTATTCTCGACTTATACCCTTCTATATAGTGAGGGTTTTCGTTCGAGCCTACACCGTGCGGGCGACTTTCATCGCACACGGCGTTCCATCAACAGACAAAAAGGGGAAAATTTACAACGGGCAATACCATTATGTCACAAATGACATGTAAAAAATGTGATTGAGACTACAGTAAGTGATATTTATTTTCAGAAACACACCACACGATTTGAAAATGTCAAAAACGAGCCAATAGCGGCTCGCCTACTCTCTATTTAATTCTTCCATCATGTTATTGTGATATGCAATATAATCGTCAACGCTGTCAAAGTATGTGAGTTTTCCGCCGGAGGGATCGATGAGCCACTTGATTGCTTCTGGCTTAAGCTTCGGCCCGTAAAAACAGTAGTTTAGTAATTGGATCTGTTTTTCGTCGCGAACACGAATCAGATGTTTCTCCCGTTCATTTACAACGTAGAATTCTGGCTCTTTCTTCTGTTCAAAGGTTGATTCGTCCACATACAGCATCGCTGCCTTGCCATTATTGAACCAACTACCCCTAAGGTCTTCCCTATACATTCTAAGCACCTCCAAAATGAATTGTATCTCAAGACTTTTACGGTAACCCCCTCAATACTAAGGGAGTTGGTCAGGCGGCAAGTATATCATCCAAGGGGATTTAGGGTCAGATGGGTCAAGTAACTGGGCAGTAAGTTTACCACTTTTACAGTCGTTTCTTATTTGCCTCTCTGACTTGTTCAGACGTTTAGCTGCTTGCTTTGTACTGGTGATGTACTTAAATGGATCCTTCATGAGTAATATTGGATTCACCTCCGTTTATTCCGTAATCGGAAGCTGTAAGTTAATAATAGCACTTCCGTAATCGGAAATCAATATTTTAGGAAAATTGATTATACAAAACACACGTTTTGTTAAATGAGGTGAGCGAGCGGCAAGCCCAGTGTCCAAAAAAAATACCCCCTGGGATAACCCAAGAGGATGTTAATGGAATTTCTGCTTTTACATGGTCCTGAAGCATCAGGAATGGCTATTGCAGATCGACTTGGAAAGCATCCCAGACCGTTGCTCCTTTGGTATCAGTGGCTGTAATTGTCACTGTAACGGCACCAGTTTGCATGGGATTTCTAGAAATTGTTACGGTTCCCGATGGATCTACAGTGGCTATAGCAACGGGACTTCCAACAATCGAGACAGAGAAGGTCAAAGATTCTCCATCCGGGTCGGAAAAATTCCCTGCCACGTCAACAGTGATTATAGGTATCCCAGGGAGCATCGTTTGATCCGGAATGGGACTTACTACTACAGGTGAATGATTGCTATTCTCGACTTATTCCCTTCTCTTTGCGAGGGTTTTCGTTCGAGCCTACACCGTGCAGGCGACTTTCATCGCACACGGCGTTCCATCAACGAATAAGAAAGAAAATTTACAATGGGCAAGCAAATTATACTTCTCATATGTCCTGACTTACAGATGTTTTTTTCGACAGAATCATCAGTAAAAGAGTTTTACAAACCAATCGATTTGTAAAACAGGGGGAGGGGAACTTGTGGATTTCGTAATGTTTTGTACAGCGTTCATTTTCCAGTTTATTGGCCATCGAATTGGTGATTACGTTCTCCAAACTGATTGGCAAGCTCAAAACAAGGCTACGAATGTAGGGGCTAGAGCCAGGCATTGCGCCGCATATTCAACCACGATTGCTTTACTTATCTTACCTGTATTCGGGCTTGTACCAGCAATCGCTGTGCAACTAATAACAATGTTCGAACATATGTGGATCGATAGCCGAAAACCTGTTGTGGCATGGAAAACATTCCTGGAGAAACGCATTGCTGGAAATCACGGTTTCGAAATCAGCCAGATGCCATTCTTTGTACTAATTGAAATCGACCAGACAATTCACTATCTTCGCATCTTCTTGCTGTCGTTGTTGCTGGCAAGTGGTGCAGTTTAACAAAACATTACTTTTGATAAGGAGTGAGGATGATGGAGTTTTTCAAAATCTCTAATGGCGGCGGTTGTGACACAAAAGTGATCGTCGCTGGAAATAAATACGAAGCGTTAGGTTACTACCTCTTGGAAGTACAGAATGGCACTGGTTTCGTTGATGATATTGACGATATTGAAATCATGTCTCCTGACCATGAAATTGAAGTGTCATGCGTTGGGTTCCCCGAAACAAAAACCTTGATGGAAATTTATAAGGAAAAGCAGTTTTGGGATACACCCCAAGTTGTGATTGGGCTCGAGTCCTAAAATTACTTGTAAGAAGGAGCGATATGGATGATTCGCTTTCTAGGTTTGATCGCACTTGGATTGATCCTTAAAGCAGCAGCTTATTACTTGTGATAAAGATCGGCACGGATTGGTGCAATGGGAGGGAACGGGATGCAAGCAGGACGTGAACTTGAAGAAATGCCAGATGTATGCAAGGAATGCCCCGAAAATTACTATTGCAGCTTAGAACCGGATTTGTGGAACTGCAAAGAAGGGAAGGATCAGGATGCAAGCAGGACGTGAGTTGGACAAGCAAGTTGCGGAGGCACTGGGGTGGGAACCTTATCTCGATGAAGATTTCACTGACTGGGCCACAGATGGTCATGGATGGGTGCCGAAGTTCTCCACTACAGGGGATGGAATGATAAGACTAATCGAAGAAGCGCGGAAACAAGGCATTTGGCTGGATCACGAAACCTTTGCAGATGGATATGAAGTGAATGCCTCCGTTTATCGAAGCAAACACGCTAGGACTGTTCTCGCTGATTCAATGTTCCGAACGGAAGATTTGGCTGGTGAGTATGCTCGAGTCTACATCAAAGCTAAAGAGGCAATTTAACAAAAGAGAAATTTTGAAAAGGGGAGATTTACTATGCCAAATCACATAACAAACCGGGTAACGATCTTCGGATCAGAAGATCAAATAAAGAATATCTTAGAATTCATTCAAGTTGAAAAAATAGAAGAAAATCAACAAGTTTTCGGAATTGGAACAATTGATTTCAACAAGATCACGCCAATGCCAAAATGGGTATTTAAGAAGGATTTACGTCGCGAAGATGAGGAGAAATACGGGAAAGAAAACTGCTGGCTCGATTGGTCGGTTAAGAATTGGGGGACGAAGTGGAATGCATATAGTCAGCCCGATAAAAGAAACACCAGTGGAACTATATATTTCGAGACAGCCTGGAGTAGCCCTGTTGATCTAATCAAAAAGCTTTCGTGGATATTTCCAGATGTCGTAATTGAGATTGCATGGGCGGACGAAGATTTGGGGAATAACTTAGGAATTATTAAATTCAAAGACGGCGTAATCCTAGAGGAAATCATTCCTGCTAATGGCAGCATCGAGGCTAAGAAGATGTACTTTGAAATTACCCAAGATTCTCTGCAAGCACACGGTATGAATGAGAATTTTGAATATGTCGAGGAAGACTAATTTTACTTAATATTTCTTGTGATGAGGTGAGGGAATGACTAAGGAACAAGTCAAAGCAATAGCTGAGTTCCGACAATTTATGTCCAAGCAGGGCTGCAACACTGACCACATGACGGATGAACAGTTGGCGGATGCGGTTAGGAAGACACTAGGCAACCTGTCCGAAGCATTTACACTACTACGAATAATGGCACGTCGTTATTTGAACGCTAAGAACCCACGACTCACTAAGCTTGATGAAGATCAAAGGCGGCAGCGCCAGTTGATGTATCGAAAAAAGATAAGCCAGACTAAACGGAAGGCATAACAGAATATTTCAAGGAGGTAAGCATGAAAAAGGTTACTCAATTACCTGGAACCCAACCAAGCCCTACACCTGCAGAATTGAAAGAGGCACTTGCTGATATGCTGGCAAAGCTTCCAGCACAATTAGAGTACGTTATGATCCAGAGCAAGATAAGAAAGAAAAAGTATGATTCGCTCGTAGAAGTAGGTTTTTCGGAACAGCAAGCTCTTGAGATTGTGAAAAGCACAGCACCTTTTGAGTGAGTGGTAGTGCGGAACATTGAAAACGGAGGGTTACCTTGACAACAAAACTGACCTATCAAGAAATCGGCAGCGAACTTGGTGCATTCATCGATGATCGGCAAGTCAGATATGGCAACTCATTCGAAAAATGCGGAGAGTTTCTAAGGTTGTTATTTCCAAATGGGATTCAACCTGAACAGTATACGGACATGCTGGCGATTGTGAGGATCTTTGATAAACAGATGCGATTGGCGACTGGAAAGAATGACGATGGGGAGACTCCATACAAGGACATAGCAGGATATGGACTATTGGGTTGGATGAAGGATGAGAAGAACGAAGGATAAGGAGGAATACAATGCGGGATATCAAATGGTTTCTTTACCGGTACCGTCAACTTGTTGAAGCAAAGAAGAATACTGAGCGTGCAATCGAAGTGCTGTCAAAGAAATTGAGTACTCCGCATTACGATGAAAACTGGTTCATTAAAGGCAAAGGCGGTTTTCCTTCCAGTCCACAAGAGAGAACAACGATTCTTGAGGATGAAGACGCCCAGAAGATTGAACATTTAAAGCGTTATCTCCAAGACTTAACGATCCTCATCAATGCAATAGAGAGCGCACATAAGACATTGAACAAAGAGCAAGCAAAGCTTATCCAGTTGCGATATTTTGATGGCATGGACGTGCTAGAAGTAGCTGACGAATTGAACATTGACGTAAAACCATACTACCGCAAACACGCTAAAGCGTTGGAAGCGATGAGCCTATGCCTGGGGGCTATGGAACTGACGTTTATTACACTTTCACTGGATCAATATCTGGGGAAGCTGACATACGGAGAGAAAAGGGACGTTGTAGGAAAAAGCATCGTTCCAATGTGAGAAAAAAACGGGAAAGAATGGGGACGAAATCATATATTTGACATGATAGGATAGTAGTATCAGCCGAAAGGGCGATGTGGTACTAAATAAGGGATCGGGGTTATCCCGGTCGAACAAAAGCCGCTCAGAAATGGGCGGTTTTTATCATGTGTGGTGGCGGAAAGGTGTAGACGCTAATCAGATATAGGAGAGCTATTCGGGGCTGGTAAGAGTTACCTTAGGCCGAATAGAGGTGGAGAGTAGGAGGTATACGGTACACCTACCCATAGCTGTAAAACGAGGCGTCCAGTCCACGCCTATCCTATATCATGCAGGGTTCGAATCCCTGCCCGCACAATACCAAGAGGTGAATGAGTATGGAAACGATGCATTTATTAAGAATTCATTTGCCGAAAGAACAAAATGATCTTTTAGATGGTTTGATTAACAAACTCTGGGATACTTACCCAAAGAAAGATTTTAATACTGCTATTATTTGCAAGCACGCCTTATTCTTATTGCTTGAACAATATGCTGATAATCCGAATCAAATTATACAAGAGTTTAAACATGGAAATAGAAAGTGAGTTTGGTATAAGGGGGAAGAAGTGATGAGGTGGACTCGATTCGTTTTGTGTATCCACGTTGCTGCGCTTGTTCTCGTTGTAGTAGGCATTACTTTGCAGTTGGTGTGGTTCTCTTCGAGAGAAACGGATTTGGTACATTTTATAACCATTACTCACTCAGTTGCGTGCATGCTTTTTTCATTACAAATATTTGTGATGACCAAATCTTCCAAATGAACTAGCTACAGCAGTTTTTTCTTTTGCAAAACAAACTCAATCAGGTGGTGGTGATGCAATGTGAAACTAACAGAGAAGCAAAAACGTTTTGCTGATTATTACATCGTGACAGGCAATGCAACAGAATCATATAGGCGTGCTGGTTATACAGGAACGGGAAATGTTGCTGAGGCATCTGCGAGCAGACTGTTAAGCAATGTTAAGGTAAGGGAATACATCGACAAATTGATCGCTGAGAAGGAAAGCGAACGCATAGCCAAGCAAGATGAAGTGTTGGAGTTCCTAACCAGCGTTTTACGTGGACAAGTGAAAGAGCAATTTCCGCTTGGTCTTGGCATGGGCGAACAACAGCTTGTGAAAAAGGAACTGGATGGCAAGGATCGCATCAAAGCTGCTGAGCTGTTAGGTAAACGATATGCAATGTGGACAGACAAGCAGCAACTTGAGGGGAATGTCGCTGTTCAAATTATCGACGACATTGGAAGTGACGATGATGAAGCAGATTAAGCTTTCAGAGATCGTTACGCCGCATTTCCAATCCTTTTGGAAGGCGTCTAATTCTCACAGATACCTACGGCATGTACTAAAGGGCGGCCGCGGATCATCCAAGTCAACGCATGTGGCTCTGAAGCTAATTAAGGATATGATGAAGTATCCGGTAACGGCGTTGGTCATTAGGAAAGTGGCTCGCACGCTAGAAGAATCAGTCTTTGAGCAGCTAAAAGAGGCCATTGATATGCTTGGAGTTAGTCAATATTGGCGTGTGATGAAGAGCCCCTTACAATTGGTCTATTTGCCGCGTGGGAACAAGATCATTTTTCGGGGAGCAGATGACCCGTTAAAGATCAAATCAATCAAGGTGAGCAAGTTTCCTATCGCTTTCATGTGGATCGAGGAGCTAGCAGAGTTCAAAACTGAAGAAGAAGTATCGACCATCGAAAACTCTGTGCTTCGGGCTGAGTTGTCGGATGGTCTTTTTTATGCCTTTTATTACAGCTACAACCCGCCAAAACGCAAACAATCTTGGGTGAATAAGAAATATGATACTAAGTTCATACCAGCTAACACATTCGTACACCACTCTACGTATCTCGACAACCCGCATATTTCAAAGGCATTCATCGAAGAGGCTAAGGAAGTGCAGCAAAAGAAGCCTCAGAAATATGAGTGGGAGTATCTTGGAAAAGCGATAGGAAGTGGTGTTGTACCATTTGACAACCTGGTATTCAGGAAGATTACAGATGAAGAGCTGCAATCATTCGATAACATCAGGCAAGGTAATGACTGGGGTTATGGCGTCGATCCATTGGCGTTCGTTCGCTGGCATTACGATAAGACTCGACGGCGCATATATGCGTTGGACGAAATCTACGGAGTGAAGATATCTAACCGTGAAGCAGCTGATAAGATCACATGCAAGGGATTCCACTCAACAATGACCACAGCTGATTCAGCTGAGCCTAAATCAATCGATGAAATGAAAGGCTATGGTATCCGAATGAAAGGTGCCAAGAAAGGTCCTGGATCAGTTGAGTATGGAGAGAAGTGGCTTGATGATCTGGAAGAGATTGTGATTGACCCTGGGCGTACTCCGAACCTAGCGAGAGAGTTCGAGAGCATCGATTATCAAACAGATGCAGATGGAAATCCAAAGGCGAAATTAGAGGATTCAAACAACCATACAATCGATGCGACGAGGTACGCATTTGAGGGCGACATGAAGAAGCCGGGCATCTCGTTCGATTAAATGGTTATGCAGGATTTTTGCATAAAGAGGTTAACATAATACACCCTATCGGACTCATGCAAAACTTGAAAATTCAGCGTTTGTGCGTGGTTTCGTTTTTATCTACATTGTGGTTTTATACATCGTTTATGCAAGTGTTGTAATGGCGCGGTTTATAAGAGATGTGTAATTGATTATTTCCCGACGATGAATATGGTTTATGCATTAAATATGCAAAAGGGGGCGAAAGGATATGGATGAGCAAAGGGTTAGGCAAATAGTTCAAGAGGAACTGGCTGGAATTGTAATAAACGACCAGCCAGCTTTAGGTTTAGTACCTACAATTTACGTACTCGATATGAACGTTGTCGCAAACCGATTAGAAGAAAGATTGCTTACCGCTATCGAGTCTCGGCTAAATATTTCATAAGTGTTCGGTGGTACTCCTCTAAAACAATTGCTGAGACCTTAGTGGATGCTTTCAAAGTAGCGAAAATAATATCCGCTTGTTGCTCGCTGGGAATTGAACTAGCCTGTTTAATCTCTTCGACTAAAGTGGGAGTCTCTTTCTCCAATGCTTTTTGAAGCAAAGTTGTAAAATCAATATTCATAGTAATCACCACCTTTCTGTATCCTAACAACTATTCGACAAATAATTGGAAAAACCTACAAGAAAGGGGGCATTGATCATGACCTCAGAAATGCAACGTATAACGTCAATCATCGAAGCAGGAGCTAAGTCAGGGATGACCATAGAGCAGATCATTCAGCAAGAGATAGACGACTGGCTCAATTCAAATGAACGAAAACTCATGCTCACAGGTCAACGGTATTACATTGGTGACGCGGATATCCTGAAACGCAAGCGAACGATCATTGGTGACGGCGGCCATCAGATCGAGGTAAACAACGTTGCCAACAATCGTCTGGTGCATAACTTTGTGCGCAAGCTAGCTGATCAAAAGGTAGGTTATTTACTTGCCAAGCCACTGAGCATACAAACGAATAACGAGACATACCAAGGCTTGCTTAGCGATATGCTGAACAAGTCTTTTTTGCGTCTGATCCAGAACATTGGAAAAGAGTCCATCAACAAGGGGCGGGCTTGGTTACACGTTTACTACGATGAGGAAGGAACGTTTTCATTCAAACGGATACCATCCGAAGAGATTATTCCTTTGTGGCGTGATGCGGCCCATACACAATTGGACGCATTGATCAGAGTATACGAGGTTGAAGTTTACGAAGGTACGAAGAAAAAGACGATAACCAAGATCGAGTTTTGGGATAAGAACGGTGTCAGTCGCTATGTGAAAGGGAACGGCGAGTTGATACCGGATGTTGAGGCTGGAGATGCAGGCAGCCACTTCTATGTTACGAATGGAGAAGATAGCGAGCGAGGGTATAACTGGGATCGTGTTCCCTTCATTTGCTTTAAGTACAACGATGAAGAGATACCACTTATCAAGTTTGTGCAGCCACTCATTGACGATTATGACAAGCAAAAGAGTGACAATGCGAACAACCTTGAAGACCTGCCAAATAGCGTATATGTCCTCAAAGAATACGATGGGGCTGATTTAGGTGAGTTCCGCCGCAATTTATCTGTGTATAGAGCAGTAAAGGTATCTGGCGAAGGTGGAGTAGACACGCTTAGCCTCGATATCGACACGGAAGCCTATAAGACTCACATGGAAATGAACCGGAAGGATATCTACGAGTTCGGGCGTGGCGTGGATACACAGTCAAAAGAGTTCGGCAGCAGCCCGTCTGGTATCTCTCTCAAGTTCCTGTATGCTGATTTGGATATGGACGCTAATATCATCGAGACTGAGTTCCAAGCAAGCATGGAGCAGCTACGATGGTTCATTGATCAGCACATCTTCAATACAACAGGTAAGGACTACTCAGGTGAAAAGGTTGATTTCATTTTCAACCGGGACATTTTGATCAATGAAACGGATGCGATTACGAACGCTAAAAACAGCGTAGGTATCATTTCAAATGAAACGATAGTTGCGAATCATCCGTGGGTAACTGATGCAAAAGACGAGATGGAACGATTGAAAAAGCAAAATGACGAGGAGCTAGATAAAGAATACGGTGGGTTGCCTGATGATGAATTAAATGGCGACAATTCTGGAGGAGGTGGTGACAAAAATGCTAAGTAACAGCACAAAAGAAAAACTGGATCAAACGATTTCGGCATTGTGTGATGTCTTCTTGGAAGATTTAAGGAATAATCGGATAATCTCCAGCGAGGAAATAGATTCGCTAACTAGACTTGTACAAGCTGCAGCGTCCCATACACCTACAACAAGTATCTTTCTTTCGCCGGTTATCCAAACGACATCTGAGTTTGATATTGATAAGGTAGTTAGGCGGATTGGGCAAACGCTTGAAAAAGAACTTGCTACTACTAGGATTACTTACTGATGAAAACCGATCAATATTGGTCCAAACGCATGGATGTCTTGAATGAGTCGCAGCTCTCCAAAGGTGAAGACTACATTAAAAAGCTTCACCAGGAATACGACAAGGCGATGGCGTCCATACAAAAGGACATTAACGTATTCTATCAGCGACTTGCAGTCAACAACGAGGTAAGCCTTGCAGAAGCGCGTCAAATGTTGAAAGCAGGCGAGCTCAAAGAGTTTAAGTGGAGTGTTGATGAGTACATCAAAAAGGGCCGCGAGAATGCCGTTGATCAACGATGGATGAAGGAACTGGAGAATGCCAGTATAAAGGTGCGTATGAGCCGCCTAGAAGCCTTGCAGACGCAAATGAGGCAGCAAGTTGAAATACTGGCTGCATCTAAGCAGAGAGGCATCACTGACCTGCTGGGTGACAAAATTTACAAAGACAATTACTATCGATCGATCTTTGAGCTGCAAAAAGGTGCAGGCTTCGGTTCGTCCTTTGCTAAATTGGATAGCCGGTTCATAGATAACGTTCTGACAACACCTTGGGCTCCGGATGGAAGTAACTTCAGCTCACGTATTTGGAAGGACAGGACTAAGCTTATCTCAGAGCTTCAAACAACCTTGTTGCAAGCGTTTATACGTGGAGATCCATCGGAGGTTTGTATTAAGCAGCTCTCAGCTCGTATGGGAGTATCCAAGAGTGATGCAGAGCGTCTGGTTATGACGGAATCAGCTTACTTTGCTGGTCAATCACGTATGAGGGCTTATAAAGAGTTGGGTGTGGAGCAATACAAGTACACATCCACACTGGATAAGCGCACATCCTCAATATGCCGGCAAATGGATGGTAAAGTGTTCGTGATCAGCGAGGCACATCCCGGTGTAAACTATCCACCATTGCATGCACGTTGTCGGTCAACAACGATACCGTTCTATGAGGACAACGTAAAAGAACGGGCTGCCCGTGACGACGTTGGGATTACTTATGATGTTCCAGGCGACATGACATACAAAGAGTGGGCTGCCGAGCATGTAGAGAAGGTTGTTGAAGAACCGCCAAATCAGAGTTTTAACCGGAAATTCAATGCCAAAGCTAGTTATCATATCGAGCTTCCGAACATTCCTGAGCCTGTTCTCGAAAAAGTGGCAGAAGTGAATCGAAGCATTGCACGTCAGGGGAATAAAGAAGGCAAAGAGATTGCTGTCATCATGGATGGTAAATCCGGTGTAGAGCTTGGCAGAGCAGATGGTACGATTAACAAAGTCGTATTCAGTCAAGAATTACATCATAAGCTACGTTCATCACCTGCCAATTCAATTATCCTGACTCATAACCATCCTCGTGGGACGCGAATAAATGTAAAAGACCTGCAGAACCTTGCGCTTTATGAATCATTGTCTTCCATCGCTGCAGTCGGCCATGATGGCGGAGTGAGTGCAGTCTCTACATTGGGCAAACACGTTGATCTGATCATATTCAACGAGATCATGGTAAGTGCATCAAGGCAGACTGCTGAGAAGTTAAAAACTTCAAGTAGATATGATACAATGTCATCATCTGAGAAGTTAGCATATTTTGATCATGCTGTACTGCTCGCCATTATCGAGGAATTGGGGTGGGTATATGTCGAAGACTTCGAAGCATCAAAAGGAGAATATTGGGGGATTTGATGAGACCTACCTGGATAAGTTAGATCCGACTGATCCTAATTTCCTTGAAAAGTACATCAAGGCTGCATCAGCTCCTATAGATCCAAAAGAAGAAGATACGGAATAAACGGCACTCACGTTAACAACGGAGTGCTTTTTGTTTGCCTAAAAATGCACATGGAGGAGATTCATTTGTACAATCCGCAAATCGAAAACAATTTTAGATATCACGCACCAAAAGAAGGACAGCCAGAGAAATATGAGGCCCTTAGAGCAAAAGCTAAAGAATTGGCATATTTGATCGATGAGTCTGTACCAAAGAGTAGGGAACAATCGCTTGCTATAACAAATTTGGAACAAGCTGTGTTTTGGGCGAACGCAGCAATTGCTAGGAATTAAAAGACATATCATAGTTGCTTCGGTACTGTAGAAGGAATGCCACAATACGGCATTTTGGTACTTTGGCCGTAAACTATAAAGACATCACCGGACGCGACCGGGTTAACAAGCGAAGATGAACGAGGAGTGAATGAACGTGAATAAAGAACAGTTTATTGCTTTGGGTTTGGGCGAGGACCTAGCTGAAAAGGCTGCTGTTGCATCTCAGGATGAGTTGAAGAGTTTCATCCCGAAAGCACGCTTTGATGAGGTCAACACAGCGAAGAAGAAAGCCGAGGATGACTTGAAAGATCGCGACAAGCAGTTAGACGATCTGAAGAAGTCGGCAGGCGATAGCGCGGCACTACAGGAGCAAATCACAAAGCTACAGGGTGAGAATAAGGCTGCTGCTGAAAAGTATGAATCAGAGACCAAAGAGCTACGTCTGAGCACGGCAATTAAGCTGGCTTTAAGTGGCGAAGTACACGACCCTGATATCGTGGCTGGCTTGCTGGACAAAACGAAAATCGAACTGGACGACAACGGCGCTGTCAAAGGCGGTTTGGACGATCAGATCAAGGGCCTTCGTGAGAGCAAGGCTTTTTTGTTTGCTGAGAAACAGACCAATCAATCGTTCCAGTTCCGTGGAGCAAACCCAGCCGAAGGAAGAGACAACAAGGGCGGAGATCAAGGGAAAGACCAAGGTGAATTTGGTAAGCGTTTGGCTGAGTTCGCTAAAAGTAATGAGGGCTTAGATAAAGCCAGAGCATCCTATTTCGAATAAGGAGATGACAATTAATGAGTAAATTTACCGTAACCAATTACACCAACAAGAAAGAGATTTTGAAGTTTCCTGATCACTATGTGAATGTGGCTGTGACTGTAGATGATACTGGCATTACAGCAAATGCGGAAGGCAGAAAGATTGTACCAGCCGGCACTATTCTCGGCGGCGGCGTTCTTGCTGATCCAACCAAGCTTGCTAAGAAAGCGACCACGGGTACAGGCACAACCGATGCTGAGGGCGTTTTGTTCAGTGATACAGATGTTACCTATGGCCCAGCACCAGGAGCAATGTTGATTCATGGCTTCATCGATTTGAACAAGATTCCGGTTGCGCCTAAGCCGGAAGAAGTTGAAGCGCTCAAGCAAGTAACATTTTTGAAATAAGAGAGGACGTGAAAATATGCCAAACATTTTTGATCTTGTAAACGCCAAGAACATTTCAACCTATTACCTGGCGAATCCATCAAATTCGATTCCATACTTGGGGGCTACTTTGTTCCCGTCGAAAAAGCAACTTGGACTTGATCTATCATGGATCAAAGGTTCTCGCGGCCTTCCTGTATCTCTCATGCCGTCCGAATTCGATGCAAAGGCAACGCTGCGTGATCGTATCGGATTCTCAAAGGTCGATACAGAAATGCCTTTCTTCCGTGAGGCAATGCGTATCGGAGAGAAGGATCGCCAAGAGTTGAACAAGCTAGCTGCTTCCCAGAATGAAGCGCTCATCATGCCGGTTATCAACGCGATCTATGATGATGTAACCAACTTGGTCAATGGCGCTCAAGTTGTGCCGGAACGAATGATCATGCAGTTGCTGTCCACAGGAAAGATCAGCATCGTCGCTAATCGCCTAAATTACGATTATGATTTTAAAATGCCGAATGAGCACAAAGAAACATTGGCAACAGATGCAAAGTGGAGCAATCCAGAGGCAGACATCGTAGGAGATATCAAGACTTGGCAGGATAAAGTTGAGGACGACACAGGCACTCGTCCAGTGAATGGAATCTGCACACGTAAAACGTGGAACTACATCCTTGCCAATAAAGCGATTCGCCTGGACATGAATCCATTGGGTGGCCAGAACATCATTATGACGGATGCTCTGATGAAGCAGTACCTGCAAACGAAGTTGGGTATCAACATCGCTGTTTATAACAAGAAATTCGCGCTGCAAGATGGTAGCTCGCATCTGTTCTATCCTGATGATATTTTCACGTTGATTCCAGATGGTACGCTCGGTAACACCTACTACGGAACAACTCCAGAGGAATCCGATTTGATGACTGGCAGCACCGTGGCTGATGTGTCCATCGTTAATACAGGCGTTGCGATTACTACGATCAAGGAGCCACATCCAGTAAACGTGGAGACAATTGTTTCTCAGATCGTACTGCCGTCTTTTGAAACAATCGATACCATCTTCATTGCGAAAGTAGCGTAGAGAGGAGAAATCCTCTCTTTATTCTTTGAAAGGAGTGCTGACTTTTGGCTGCAAAGAAGACCCAAGAAACTTTCTTCTGGACAGTAAACGTGAAGTATGATGGTAAGCGATATCGGGCAGGCGAACAGGCTGAAATAAAAGCCGATGATCGTAAAGAGTTGCTTTCTACTGGGCTGATTCGGGAGGAGGCTCAGAATGGAAGAAAATCTGAGTAAACTCAAATCGTTACTGGGCATACCGCTTGGTGATACCAGCAAGGATCAAAGACTCTCGTTTGCTTTGAGCTTTGTAATCGATGCGATCAAAAACTACTGCAATATCAAGGAAATCCCTAGTGAGCTTGAGAATGTGGTTTTGCAAATGGCTGAGGATTATTACCGGAGCAAATTCGCTGACGAGTTCCCGCAAGCTCAGGCTATCCAGAGTGTGAAACGCGGAGATGTTACAACAACGTTCGGCGCTTCCAAATCCACCATTAAAGCCGGCCCTGGATCTGCATTTGTACAGAACTATGCGGCGCAGCTAAACGCATTCCGGAAACTGAGGTGGTAACATGCCATTCGGAAACCCAGAATTAGAACGTATGGCGATTGAATCAACTTACGATGGCTTCTGCACAGTTACCGAGTTTCAGCAGGTTAAGGACCCTGTTACAAATGTAACCAAGCAGAAACTGGTTGTGGTGCTGCAAGATCAGCCTTGCGCTCTTTCACAAGCAACGCTGGCATCTGCTCGATCTGGTGACACGAACAATGCTATTGATTACGACGCTAAGCTCTTCATATCGCCAGACATTACGATCAAAGCAGGCAGCCGTATACGTGTTTTACAAGATGGCATGGACTACGAATTCGAGGAGACTGGAGAGCCCTTCCGATATCCTACACATCAAGAGATTAAGCTGAAGCGAGTCGATCGAGCATGAGTAAGATGGGCGAGTTCCATTTCGAGGAACTAAAGCAGTATCGGGATACGCTCAAGCAATTAGACAGAGAGTTCCCTGGCTTTATCGAAGAGTGCATACGGGAGTTGGCAGCTCGACTACTCGCAAAGACAATTGCGCGAACACCTGTCGATACAGGAGAGCTACGCAATGGCTGGACAATCGGGCCGATTCAGCGTGTGGGTGATAACTACCTGGTAGAGATCATCAACCCAGTTGAGTATGCACTGTATAGGGAATACGGACATCGCACACGAGATCATACAGGGTGGGTGGAAGGCAGTTTCATGCTAACGATCTCTCAAGAAGAACTCGAAGCTGAAATGCCAGCCTTCCTGGAACAAAAGATACAGCAGTTCATGAATCGTCTGGGGGGATGACCTTGGTTAGTGAGAAAATCAAATATGCACTCATCAAGCAGTTGGCATCCCGCGATCCAGAACTGCCTGTCTATGATGAGCAAGTTCAGCAAGGTTTTCAGGAGCCTTGTTTTTTTGTGCTTATGCTGAACAGTGGACAAACAAAGGAAGTTGATCGACGTTACAGAAGAGCTCTGCTGTTTGATGTGCATTACTTTCCGGCAGACACGTTGGAAAAGAAATCAGAATGCCATCGAGTAGCTGAACAACTCTATGAACAACTGGAATACGTCGAATACGATGGGAACTTGTATCGCGGACAGAACATGAGGCATGAAGTTGTTGGCGATGTGCTGCACTTTTTTGTGAGCTTCGACATTCATTTGTTGCGAAAGAAGCCGATTGTACCCAAAATGCGGACGTTAGAACAGGAGGGACATATCCGACATGGCTAAAAAAGAAACGCAAGGGGAGTCAAGTGCTCCCACCTACACTAAACAGCAATTCTTATCAGCTAAAAAGTTTGCTGGTCATGGCGATGTGCTCAACGCATTGTTAGCTGATGATCAGGTCTATACGATGCAGCAGGTCGAAAAGCTGCTGAATGATTTTTTGAAAAAGGAGGTTCAATAGATGGCAGGTGGAACATGGGTTACACAAAATAAAGTACGTCCAGGTCCCTATATCAATTTCGTTAGCGAGGGTAAACCACTTGGAGTTGTCGGTGACCGTGGAATCGTTGCAATGCCTCTTGCTCTTAGTTGGGGAGAGCAGAGTAAAATTATCGAGCTACAAGCAGGCGATGACGTATCCTTGTCGCTTGGATATGACATAACTGCGCCACAGGTATTACTTGTGCGCGAGGCGATGAAACGTGCCAAGACATTGCTATTGTATCGTCTCAACAATGGCACAAAAGCAACGGCTACTGCCAGCAGTTTGATTGTGACAGCCAAATATGGTGGAGTACGGGGAAATGATCTATCTATCGTGATCCAGGCGAACATAGATGATTCTTCTCTGTTTGATGTTAAAACACTGCTTGAAGGCAGAGAGATGGATCTACAAACAGTTGATGGACCATCCGGATTAAAAGCAAATGATTGGGTTGTTTTTAGCGGTGAAGGAGCTCTTGCACCAACGGCAGGTGTGCCTCTAACTGGAGGGACAGATGGAACAGCAACCAATCAGGATCATCTGGATTTCTTGGCAGCTGCAGAGTTGTATGATTTCAACACGATTGCACTACCATCCAATGACATGACGCTCAAATCCGTCTACGTGGCTTTTGTTCGTCGGTTACGGGAGGATGAGGGCAAGAAGGTTCAGGTCGTTCTGGAGAATTACCCTGGAGCCGACTACGAGGGTGTATTCAGCGTCAAGAACGGAGTGCTACTTTCAGATGGCACAACACTCACAGCTGCACAGGCAACCGCGTGGGTGGCAGGTGCAACTGCGGGTGCTCAGTTGAATCAGTCGCTTACATTCCAAGCCTACGATGATGCTGTAGACGCTGTACCGCGCTACACAAACTCACAAATTGAAAAGGCGATCATTGCTGGTGAATTTGTCTTTGTGCCCAATAACGGCCGTGCCATTGTAGAGCAGGACATCAACAGTTTTACCAGCTTTGTACCAAAGAAGGGTAAAGAGTTTTCGAAGAATCGAGTGATTCGCGTTCTTGATGGTATCAACAACGATTTTAAGAAGATCTTCGAAACATTCTACATCGGGAAAGTTGATAACAACGATGACGGGCGAAACCTGCTGCGAAATGAATGCAACACTTATATGAACACTCTGCAAGGGATCAACGCTATTCAGAATTTCGACCCAAGCACAGATGTGATTGTGTTGCCAGGACATGACTCAGACAGTGTTTATTCTGAGGTCAATGTGCAACCAGTAGACGCTATTGAAAAAGTCTATATGGAAGTGAAGGTGAAGTAAGATGGGATTCTTGCATGCAAAAGATACAATTTCCGGGCAGGAAGCCCGAGCCTACGCAACCATCAACGGTCAAGTTGAGGAGATGTTCTATGCGAAGAAAATCGAGGCTAAGGTTAAGAAGACGAAAAAAGGGATTAAGACGTTGAATAAGCGAGGTACCCAGAACAAGGCAACAGGCTGGGAAGGTACAGGCACCATGACGATTTATTACACAACCTCGCTTTACAGAAAGCTCATGCTTGATTATATGAAAAACGGGAAAGACACTTATTTCGACCTGCAAATCGTCAATGAGGACCCGACTTCATCTATTGGCAAGCAGACCGTCATCATCAAGAATGTGAACCTCGATGAGGTTACGCTTGCTGCTTTCGATGTTGACGCTGAAGTAATGGAAGAGGAAATTAGCTTCACGTTTGATGATGCAGATATTTTGGACGAGTTCGGCCAGCCAATCTTAGGCGAATAAAAAACTGGGGGTATTAATTGATGAGTGAATTGAGCGTATTTTTCATGCAGAATGTTGAAACAGATATTACTGAGGAGTTCGAGGTATCAAAACGATTCAAAGATGCAGAAGGAAACCCTGTTCCGTGGAAATTGCGAACGATGACTGAAGAAGAAAATGAATCGATCCGTAAATCGGCACAAAAGCGAGTAAAGTTAAAGGGCGGACAGTATACCACCGAAACAAACAATGATGAATACCTTGCTAAACTGGCAGTAGCTAGCGTAGTGTTTCCTGATCTAAAGGATGCTGAACTCCAACGTTCTTATGGTGTATTGGGTGCTGACAAGCTGCTGCGCAAAATGTTGCTACCAGGTGAATATGGCCACTTGCTAGAAAAGGTCCAGGAGATGAACGGTTTTGACCTGGACATTAACGATCTGAAGGACGAAGTAAAAAACTAATCAAGGAGGACGATGGTGAAGCTAATTACGCTTACTACGCCCTCCACGAACTCAAAATTTTACCACATGAGTTAACTAGAATGTCGAAGCGTGAGAAGGCAGCTATTTATGCAATGATCGACGTTCGAGTTAAGCAGGAGAAACCCAAAAGTAAATAGCGGATTTACCCTCTCTCGCAAATAGCTATGGAAATACTCGCTGAACATTGTTAGTATTTTCCTATAAGCGTTCTGGGGGAGGGTACTTCTATGAAAAAAATCGTTGCTGGTATTGCGATCGGGATGGTCTTGTCGTTTAGCGCAAGTGCCTTGGCTGGTCCAATCAAACAGTATCTGTTGACTGAGGTTAACTATCCGGTCGTTGTGAACGGCAAAGAATACAAGGATGCTAACAGTCCGATCCTAAATTATCAAGGTAACACATACATTCCGTTGGCTAAGATTGGCGAGTTAACTGGTGTGCAGTATAAATGGAACGATGAAAAGAAACGCGTGGAAATTGGTGCAGCTGAAGCGACAGGCGGAGTTCTTACTGGGGCGACAATCTTACCGGGAACAGACTATCCGATCGTAGAGGCACCTAATCCAAATGGGTATAAACAACTGATGGATGCTGATGATACACAGTTGGTCATAGCGAAGATGGAAAATTCGGCCCTTCCCCCTAAGCTAAGTGAGGGATGGATGAGCGAAAAGCTAATCAGGAAAGCTACTGACGAGTATTCAGTAAGTTTCAAAGGCGATGATAATTCAACGATTGTTATCGGGAGTACGTTTGCAACTGATCCAAAGGAAAGGGAGAAATGGACACTCAAGCTTCCTAGTGACTTTGCAAAGAGCAAAGACGGATCTGTTGAAGTAGACGGAGTAAAGATGAAGAAATATAAGGGCTTTATCTATTTCAATATCGCAGACTTGGAAAACATAGGAGTTCTAAAAAAGTAGAGCATGTTCGAAAAGCACTCTAAATAGGGTGCTTTTTGTTTTGCCTGAAAGGAGGAAAAGATATCGCGACAATCAGATCGAGCCTCAAATTATTTGATCAATTTAGCCAAGTGTTGAATCGAGCTAGGCAAGGCATGGATACCATAGTCAATTCAGCAGACCGCGTTCATCAGTCATTGCAACAAAGAATGACTGTGAATCTTGATGTATCAAGCGCGGTTGCACACGTTCAGCAGGTTAAAACACAATTAGCCTCAATTGGTGGCACATCTGGTCTCCGAATCATCATTGATGCTGACGCAGTTGTACGAACACTCTCACAGATACAGAATAGGCTGCGATCGTCAGGTGTGAGGATTATTTTCGATACCTCAACAATAAAAACGGAAGCGCAACAAGTGCGATCGATCATCCTTTCACAACTAGGCCAGATTAAAACGAACATCCAAATTCAATTACCTGCATCGCTAACTGTGATGTTCACGAATATCCAAAGGCTTGTCATGAGGCTGCTCGTTGCAGTTCGACAACTAAGCAGAACGAACACAGGATCACAACAACTCCAAGCAGCCCTACAACGAATAGCGGCGTTAGAGGAGCAAATCAATCGATCACAACAGCAGCTAAACGGAAGGCTGCGAGAAGGTGGATCTGCGTCTGAGGGGCTATTGAGTAATCTTAAGGGCATGGCTGCCACCTATCTTTCAGTTCTCGCATTACACAAAGCAGTTAGCTTTGTTAATTGGTCTGACGGGATTGCTAGCACAAATTCACGATTAGGCATGATCAATGATGGTACTCAGACTCAACTCGAGCTTCAACAAAAGGTCATGAATGTGGCAAATGAAACCAGGCAGGCTTATAAAGAAACGGCGAACATGGTTGCCCAACTGGGGGCATCAACACAAGGTGTTTTCAAGACAAACAAAGACTTGCTCGATTTCACTTCACGTTTCAATAAACTGCTCGTTACGGGTGGAGCAAATGCTGAAGAAAGTAAGAGTGCCATCCTTCAAATGACGCAAGCCTTGGCGAGTGGTGTCTTGCAGGGTGATGAGCTCCGTTCATTGAGCGAAACAGCTCCATTACTGATGAAAGTGTTGGCTGATGGGTTGGGTGTGTCTCGGGGGTCTTTAAAGCAGTTAGGTGCTGATGGGGAACTTACTTCTGATAAGATCGTAGCTGCTTTCGCCAAACAAGATGCTTACATCAACAAGCTATTTGCGAAAATGCCAGTAACCTTTGGACAGGTAATGACGATGGCTCAGAACAAGATGGTAACCTGGATCGCAACACTCAATAAAGCTGATGGTCCAATACAAAAGCTCACACAGTCCATAGCAGGCTTGATGAATTGGATGGATACTTCACAGGGGCAGGGTTTCCTAGATGGTTTATCCTCTGGAATCAGATTAGCTGCAGATGGAGTGGCTTGGTTTGTTAGTCTCGTAACAAATAATATGGAGATCGTGAAGAATATTCTGCTCTCACTTGGTGTGGTGTTGACAGTAGTTGGTGCATACTGGATTGCGACTTGGGTTGCAGCTGCGTGGCCTGTGTTAGCAGTCGTTGCTGGTATAGCTTTACTTGTGACGGTTCTTAATCATTTTGGAGTATCCGCCCAGCAGATTATCGGATTCGTTGCAGGTGCATTCGCCTCGTTGTTCGCATTCCTTTATAACCAAGTTAGCTTTGCATGGAATTTCATTTTGGCTTTCGCAGAGTTTTTTGCAAACATCTTTATAGATCCGGTGTACGCCGCAAAAAAGCTAATCTATGATCTGGACATGGCATTCTTCGATCACATGTACAACATGGCACGATCTGCGGAGGACTTTGCGGGTGAGTTTATGAAGTCAATTCTTAACGCGGTGAATAAAGCGTTGGAAGGTTTTAATTGGCTTGTGGATGAGGTGAACGGAATGTTTGGCACCGATTTCACAAAAGCAGAACTGTTCAATGCAAATAATATCCACGCTGTTAGTGACAAAATCAACGAAATGAGAAACCGACTAGAACAACCTATCAGCACAAAAAACGTTGTAGATTTCTCGGGTTATCGAATGAATGAAAAGAATTTAGCGAGTGCCTTTGGTAGCGGAAAAGACTATGGCAATAACCTTTTTTCCAAACTATCCAACACGATGGACGATATCAAGATCAAAGGAGATGCTTGGTCAAACGGAACGTTAAACCGAGTAAACGAAGTGGGTAAAATCAAGGAGAAAGTGGATATTTCCAGCGAGGACTTGAAAGTAATGCGGGAGCTTGCTGAAATGAAAAACATTCAAAACTTCGTTACGTTACAGCCCACAGTTAGTGTAACAACAGGTGACATCAACAATGGATATGACATTGATACCATCATCCGCAGAATTGAAAAATCGTTAGATGAAGAGATTAAAACTTCTGCTCAGGGGGCGTATGGCCTTGGATAATGTGCACATGAGTTTGAGTTTCAACAATCAAGCAAAGATTATTTATTTTCCTGTTTTGCCTGAGAAGATTGAAATTGGAGATGGCCAAAATAGCAAAAGTTACACAACTGAAGCCCTCGGTGAAATAAATGTGATCAAGTCGCCGAAACTTACAATCTTTAAATTTGAAAGTGAGTTTCCTGCTCAGATTTATCCTTATGTCACGCAGCCTCAATACTTAAAACCTCCATTCGAATATGTAGCGGACATAAAGAGTTGGATGGCAACAAAAAGACCTGTGCGCTTCATCTATGCAGGGCAGAGTTTCGATATAAACGAGGCAGTTTCAATCGAATCCTTCGACTGGAAAGAAGTCGCAGGGACAAACGGGGATATTGAATTCAGCATCATCTTAAAAAAGTACGTTTTCTACGCAGCACAAAGGGTTACCACTACTACGGATGCAAATGGACAAACTGTACTCATCAAAGAGCCACCAAAGAGACTTGACGAACGAGTGCGGCCAGAAACGTACACGCTTAAACCTGGTGATAACTTGTGGATTGTAGCTAGGAGAATACTGGGTGATGATTCTAGATGGAGAGAGATCCAAACGCTAAATGGTCTAACAAACGCTGATTTGAAAAAGCTTCCTGTTGGACTTGTGCTGAAGATTCCACAAACGTAGGTGATGCTGTTTGCTTAATGTCGTAATCGATAACAGGAATGGGACGTTGTGGGATATATCGCAGATCGTTTCGTCAGTTACTTGGAAAATGAGTCGCATTGGAAAGCCATCATCAATTGATCTTACGTTCATTAAGGGAGGTATCTACCAGGATACTTCCTTTGCCATGAACACCGGAGACGTCATCCGAATTCGAAGCGTTGAGCCTAACGCTGATTTGTTTTATGGATATGTGTTCGAAATTGCTGATGGACAAGATGAGGATGTAACAATCAAGGCTTACGATCAGATCCGTTATTTATTGGCAAACGACACATATGTGTTTAAAAACATAACAGCCTCAGAAGTGATCAAAAGAATAGCTGATGATTTTAGCTTGAAGACTGGAGTCATTGAAGACACTGGGTACAAGATTCCAAAAATGCTGGAAGATAATAAAAAGCTTCTAGATATTATTTGGAAAGGCCTCACCATGACGTTAATCAACTCGGGTAGAAACTTCTCATTTTTTGATGACTTCGGTGCTTTGTCGCTACAGAATATAGAAAATCGAGTGGTGGATTTTTTCATTGGTGACGCAAGCCTGATGATAGGTTATGATTCCTTTCGCTCTATCGAAGATTCCTATAACCGGGTAAAGCTCGTCCAAGACAACAAGAACACGAAGAAACGAGATGTATACATTATTCAGGACAGCGCGAATATTGACAAATGGGGTAAGCTACAGCTTTTTCACAAAGTAGACGAGGATCTTAATGCAGCCCAAATAAACGAAATGCTTCAACGGCTCATTGAAACGAAAAACCGCGAGCAAAGGAAGTTTCGAATTGAAGCTATTGGTGATGTGCGAATTCGTGCAGGTAGCTATGTTCGGATTATTATCGACAAGCTAGGAATTAATCAGCTTTTTCTTGTGGACGAATGTACACATAAATTTGATGAGGGGGACCACACCATGAGTATGGAAATGAGGTTGATCTAATGGGGTTATTGGATAGCATCAAGAAAGCTGCGGCTGGATCAATTGAAGACAGCAATCCTGTGGCGATCCACTTCGGTACCATCACACAGCAAAATCCTCTTGAGGTGAACGTTGATCAACGTCTCATACTCTCGGAGGATTTTTTTGTTCTAGGTGAAGATGTCAAACAGAAGATTCTGAGGCCAGGAGATACATTGCTACTACTGCGAGTACAAGGCGGACAAAGCTATGTCATATTAGATAGGGTGTGAGAGTGGTGATACCACAAGGGAGCATATTAAATAACTCGCGTGAAGAAGTGCAACAACAGCCCAGCCGAACATATCGTTTGGACCCAGTTACCAAGAGAATATATGGAATGATAGATGGGATTGAAGCAGTAAAGCAAGCTGTTCGCCTTACCTTAGGAACAGAGAGATTCGAACACCTCATCTACAGTTCGAACTATGGTGGTGAGCTGAGGGAGATGTCTGGCGCTGATTCAACATATTTTTCATCTGAGATCAAGAGAAGGATTCGAGAAGCCCTCATCCAAGATGATCGCATAAGAGAAGTTCAGGATTTCCGTATCTCTCATTCAGGTGATAGTGCCTTAGTTACATTTACGGTTATTTCAGTGTTTGGGAACTTCCAAGAGGAAAAGGCGGTGAACGTGCGTGTATGAGCATATGACGTTTGATAAGATCATGCAACGCATGTTGGATCGCATTCCAAATGACGTTGATAAGCGCGAGGGAAGCATAATCTATAACGCATTATCTCCTGCTGCTGTAGAGTTGTCGCAGCTCTATAAGGAGATAGACATCAACTGGGAACAATCCTATGCAGACAAGGCTACAGGGATACCCTTGGAACGGCGTACAGCTGAACAGGGGGTAAACAAAAAGGAAGCATCCTCAGCCAAACGTAAAGGTCTGTTTTACGGCCGCGATGGGCAACTGGTAGATATACCACTCGATGCCCGTTTCTCGCTTGAAGATTTAAACTACCGCGCTGTAGAACGCATCTCAGTTGGGCAATACGTGCTGGAATGCGAAACTCTTGGGATTGTCGGCAACAGTCAGTTTGGAGACTTGATTCCAATCGATTATATCGACGGGTTAACTCGAGCAGTTTTGGCTGATGTGCTGGTGCCTGGTGAGGATAGAGAATCAGATGAATCATTGCGGAAGAAGTACTTTGACTCATTGAATGAGAAGCCGTTCGGCGGGAACATCGCTGACTACAAAAAGAAGCTGAACGATATCCCTGGTGTTGGTGGAGCCAAAGTCATCCCAACGTGGAAAGGTGGAGGAACCGTCAAAGGTGTACTTATCGGCAGCGATTTTAACCCACCAGCAAGTGAGTTAGTGAACGATGTTCAAACAGCAATTGATCCGGTCGAGAATAGTGGGCTGGGCATCGGCCTTGCGCCTATTGGGCATCGCGTCACGATTACAGGTGCTTCTGACGTTACAGTAAATGTTGAAACGACTTTAACGCTTGATACAAATACCACACCTGAGCAGATACAGCCAGAAATCGAGGAAGCCATAGGAGATTATTTGCTGGCCCTCCGCAAGACTTGGAAAGACGAAGAGCAGCTAATTGTTCGCTTGAGTCAAATCGAGGCTAGGTTCCTTACTGTGCCCGGTGTTCTTGATGTTAGCGGCACCAAGATTAATGGAGTGGAAAGTAACCTAGTTGTAGGGAAAGAGCAAGTGCCCGTTCAAGGTGGTGTTGTGATTGTCGCAACCTAACCGCTTGTTATCGTATCTGCCAGAAGAGTTATACGACGTCAGGGAGTTTGAAGAGATAGCGAACGCCTCTGAACCTGAATGTGACTTGTTGGCTAACGCTGTCCAGCAATTGCTAGATGATCAATTCGTAGAAACGTCCAGCGAAAGTGGCATTGCCAGACGAGAGAAAATGCTCGGAATTCAAGCCGATAAAAGAGTGGAGTCGCTTGAATTTAGAAGACAACGGATCATCAATCGCCTGTCTACAAAACCTCCATTTACTGAGCGATTCTTGCAGCAGCGACTCGATCAACTCGTTGGGCCCGGGGTTGCTAAAGTTGTCGTCGATGTTCAGAACTTTCATTTGTATGTGACAGCAAAAATTGATGATGCACCCGTGTTCAAAGAAGTCGTTCATACTGTTCAGCAAGTAAAGCCGGCGAACATGGTGTATCAACAGCAAACAGCTTTACACGATGCTATTCAGCTGGCAGAGAGAATATCAAAGGCTGTTCTCACTCGAATGACTAAATTATCCACTACATGGAAACTCGGTGTCACACCATTTGCTGTACGCGGTGAGGAGGAACAAATCAAATGATTGAAGACCGGTTTCTTTCAGATGTTGCTGGTTTCATTAATAGCTATATAACAAAGGTGGTCTTGAACGAAAGTTTCGAGATCACTTCTTTTTTGGTCAAAGAAGTGTGTGGCAACTTGCTGTATCTGGAGTATTTGGTTCCAGCAGCCAGCGTCAGTGAAGTTCGCCTCATTCAACCACAAAACGCACTAGGTAATGTTGTGAGTACGAATGAGGTGTATGTACCGATTTCATCTGATACAGCCATTCGCCAAACGATCGAAGTAAAGGAGGTCCTGAACAGTGCCATTTCAGGCTAAATTAGACTGGAAATATGAAGATACACCAACAGAAGACGATGCAAACCGTTGGGAGCAGGGGATTAGCGAAGCAGTGACAGCTGTTGAGGACCATGGTCCGCGTCTAGCGAGTTTAGAAACACGAGTCAAGACGTTAGAAGACGCCGTATTGAACGACTTCAAAAACAACCGTTTCACGGTATCGTTTGCAAATCCAGCAGGCGTGAAGATACAGCGGGGCTGGTTTGATCCTGCCAACGCTAGGCTGATGATCAAGTAAGAGTCAACGAAGAAAGGAGGAATATCAATGGCATTAACATGGTCACCCGTAGCTAGTTTGCCTGCGGGCAGAGCATATTTTGGTCAGTCTGTTTTGCCGGATGGAAACGTTCTTATTACTGGAGACATTGCTGCAACTGGCAATGCGCACAAGTATGATTTTTCGACAAACAAGTGGACAAACCACTCTTTACGCGATTACAACAACATAAGCTATGGTGTAAAAGATCACTTGCAGATTAGCTTGGCAAGTGGAAAAGTCCTGATAATCAGCGGCAAGAGCTTGTCCAACACCTACCTTGATGACATTCTCGAGTACAACTTTGTAACAGGCACCTCAATCGCAAGAAAAGTTTCTCCAGCTGCCGGCGCCGCACGAGGATGCCTGCTACAAGATGGACGAGTGCTTGTTATCTCTAATGGTACGCTTGGGAGAAACGCAGCAATCTATCTGTATACCCCAAGTACAGACACTTGGCAGTATGTGAGAGACTTTGGGTCAAACCCAGACCCAACTGGTATTGGCGTGTCACTGCTGCTCGATGGTCGAGTGCTACTTACTGGAGGGGTTGGATCGACGGGCCGACCCTCACCACTTTGCTATATATTTGATCCGGCAACCTTATCAACTACTCGTGTGGCAGACATGCCGATCGGGTTAAACAAACACGGTCAGTCTACACTGCCTGACGGTCGAGTGCTCATCACTGGCGGACTGGTGCGTGTAGGATCAAACGATGAACCTACTGCCGAGGCTTATGTTTATGATCCAGTCCAAAACACATGGACAAGGTACATAGACTTACCTTCAGCGCGCGCGGGACACGGTCAGTCAACACTGCCAGACGGAGCCGTATTTGTAGTGGGTGGAAGAAATGGTTCAACAAGTTTGACTGATACGTATGTTTTGCCTTGGAATAACGCGCCATCTGTAACGCTGACTAGCCCAACCAATAACCAAACCATCAAGCAGGGTACTGACGTCAACTTTCAATGGACGGGTAGCGATGCTGACGGTGACGCACTAACCTATACATTGCAGGTAGGTACATCGGCAGGCGCTTCAAACATTTACAACGCCAGCGTTGGTTCAGCGATGTCCAAGAAAGGAATCAGCACTGCTTGGGCAGTTGGATTGTACTATTGGCGTGTTATTGCGGATGACGGAAAAGGCGGAGTTACAACATCAACTGAAGGTGTTTTTGGTCTGGCGAAAGGGAATTTGGTCGCGATTTCACCTGCAAATTCAGTGGTAAGAGACACACGTATGAACAGCACCAATGCGTCAACTAACTATGGAACAGAAAATACTATAGCGATCCAAGGCGGCTCAACTATTGATAGAGCGTTGCAATTATTTGATCTCGGCTTGATTCCAAATAACGCCGTTATCAATAGCGCAGTATTAAAGTTGTACAAAGAGTCGGGCGTTGCTAGCTCCGTTAACCTGCACAAGGTAATCACAGATTGGGTAGACACTAGTGCTACATGGGCAATTGCTCCTAGTTTCAATTCAACAGCTGTAGCAACTCTTTCTTTTACAGCAACCAACGGATTTCATCAATTTGATTTGAAAACATTAGTGCAAGATTGGATAAATGGTGACAAAAATTGTGGGATGTTATTTAAGCTTCCAAATGAAGCAACAAGCGTAAACATCCAATTAAGTTCTGCCAACAACCCTACCGTTGCAAACCGTCCAGTTTTAGAGGTTGACTTCTCCATCCCGACAACAGGCAAAAAACAGGTAGAGTATGTAGGAAGTGGAGCGGTTGCTTCAACGGCAAGTGGAACGAGCATTTCAGTTCCCCTTGCCGTTGGGGTTATTACAGATGATCTTCTTGTCGCAGTTATTCAAAACGGTAGCGGTCAAGGTAATATAAGTACTCCATCTGGATGGACACTTCAATTCACGTACCCAAGTATTCGAAGCAGCAGCTATGCAATATATACAAGGTTTGCCACAAGCAGTACGGGTAACGTTGTCTTTTCGAGCGCATATACATCGAACTGGGGCGGACGTATCCATGCGTTTCGAAATGTGAAAAGCATACATCAAAAAGCATCACAGGCAATGTCTGCCAATACTAATTTTCAGCCAACTGAAGGCACGATAAATGCGACTATAACTAATCTATTAGCAGCAGTATTCAATTCGGCTGATAGTAATTATAGATTTACTCCTCAAATAAACTTTTTTGAAGTTATAGACGAAGGTCAACCGCAAGACAAGTATGGTAATCAAGTTATGCTAAGTTACATGCATAATAAGAATAGTTTGACCGGCTTGGATATGCGCTCGTTTTACAGCGGGACCGGTTATGGTGCCAGCACCTTGTTTATGCTTGAGCCGAAAACAAATACTGCACCAACACTCACGCTCACCTCACCTGCCAATAATCTTTCATTAGCGGAAGGCAACACGATGGCAGTTCAGGGGTCTGCAACAGAAGTGGACAGCGGGAATGTAGTCACAAGCAAATACAAAATTAATAACGGAACCGTAAGGGCGTTGCAATCCGGTGTATCAAACGGAAGCACGCCTATTTCTTTTGCCAAGAATCTAACCTACAAAGGGAAGCGAATGTGGGACGGAGCCGTAGATGTATCCGGTGCTGACCTGGCAGAAAACGTTGACCACACCCTTACGGTATGGGCCGAGGATGACCAAGGCGGCAAGAGCACTGAGGTGATCCGGAAGTTCAGAGTGATCTGGAACCGCCCTCCTGTAATCAGCGATAGTAACCGTGATCTAGGCATTCTCGAAGCTGCACCAACGGTCAATTACAGCGTGGCAGACCCAGAGAGTAATCCATTCACCGTTACCGAGAAGCTCAATGGCTTAGTAGTCCGCACATTTGCTGGCGTCTCTGGTAGACAAGAAACGTTCCAGATTTCACCCGACGCATGGCTCAAGATGGAGCCTGGTGTGGTACACACACTGACGATCGAGGCTACAGACGACCAAGGCGCGAAGTCGACCAGGATAT